ATACCAGATAGATCTTGACGAGCAAATGGTGCAGCACTTGCAGAGCTTACAAACTGTGCATCAGGTAATGCATCTGGTATAGTTAATGTCATTACATCAAAACTAATGTCTTCATTTGCTACTGATATTACAACTTCTGATCCAACATACATTCCAGCTGGATGTGCAAATAATTTGTATAAATCTAACCATGTTGCCAAGCCAAGACCTGATTTTATAAGTATCCCCCAAAATTGATATATTGTAGGATCAGTAATTCTTAATCCAGTTTCTGGACCTATAATACTGCCAACTTTAAGCACTAAATCTTTGCCATATATTACTTCTGGAACTTCATCATAAAACATCTTAAAAAATCGTTCGATACCAAACTTAGTACCCTTTGAACGATAGAAGTTATTTGAAAGACCTGCAGCTGTGCGTGGATCTAATGTGCCTTCAATATAGTTTTGGCCTAGTAATAATTCATCTTCTATAAATGTTAGATTTGATTTAGCTGTCTGAGCTATATCTCTTAAAGTAGGAATTGTTTTTAGTTGATGACCAAAGTTTCCATCACTATCTAGATTTTCATAATACTTTTCAAGGAAAGTAATAAGCGTTGGATTGTCTTCTCTAAACCATTCAGGCAATGCCTCAGCCACTAGATTTCCTGTAAAATCTAGCTCGCGTCTTCCTATATCTGAAAGTGTTTTATCTGTCATTTTTAGTAATCAGCTTCTGTTGTTACAGCAATAATATTACTTGAACCTGCATCGTATTTAATAATGCTATTTCTTTCAGGTGCAATCGCACTTTGATTTGCTGGAACTACAGATATTTTAATTTTAGTTCCTGTATTTAACTGAGTTGGCCTAAATGAAACTATACTAACAATACCTGTCAAAATATTAAATGATCCTATATTATCTACAATAACTGCACCGCCTGAAGCTGATATAACCTGAAGTTTATTAGTTGCAACATTTGCATATTGCTCATTTTTAATACGACACTCAACACCGTCTACCAAGAATGTACTGCTATTTACCACAAGATCAGCATTTCCTGGATTTGCTACGGCTGCAGGAGTAGCAATACTTGATGGATAAGTAAGTGTAAACGAATTAAATTCATTAAGTGTAGGAGTTATTTCTTGTTGCATACGTACAACAGCTCTACTTGAAAGAACCGCAGAACTTACTTCATCTACAAGAGTTAAAAGTGCCGATCTTCTAAATGATCTTTTAAATTTACCAGTATTAATAGTAAAATAATTATCAACAATAGTTTTAATAGAATTAGTAATAGAATTAATTGCAAGAGGAGTTAAATTTGGATTTATTTGATAAAATAAATCGGTTTCAATAAATGTAGTAACTGGATCTGTAAATTCTATATTAAAAGATATTACCGCAAGTTGTTTAACCAGATTTTCAATAGACAATTTTGTTGCAGTCTTAGTAGCAGCAGTCACATCGGTTTCAAAATCTATTGATGAAAATACCGTACCAAATTTAGGTTCAGGATTATCTTGTCCACCCCATGAACATATATCATTTATTAGTGTTGAAAAGTTACGCAGAATAATAGCAGTGTAGTCTTCAGGTGTAACCATTCTATTTTGTGTTGCATACTGAAACGGTGCATTTGTTCTAATTGAATCAATAGTTTCTTTTGGACCACCGGCAATAGCAGCTGCTGTTACTGTAGGTTTTGTAAGAGTTCTTGCCGATCCAAGAACTGTAATTGTGTCAACCGCTGTAAAATCGTTTGCTGAATTTGCAGTTTCACCTCTTGATGATAGATAGCTAACAGTAATGGTTGAACCGGCTACAGGACTTACTCCAAGGATTCCATTACCACCAAATGATAATTGATAAAATCCGTTAGGCGCTTCTTTTAAAATGTAAATAGCAGATGAAGCAGAGATAGTAGTAGCAGCAGTAATGTTTATATAAGTTNTAGTAGTAGATCCTTCAGTGACTGTAACGAGCACGCTGCCTGCAGTTAATGTTTGATCTGGAATAATATACACATCTGCTTCGTTAAATTCACCAACAAGAAATGTTTTAGTTTTACTTGTTCCTTCAAATACTTCAATTGCTTGCAAACCATCAGCTGTTTTAAATACATAACTACCAGTCCCATTATCGTCGGCTTCATGTGTAATGATTGTTTGATATGAATATGTTACATCGTTAACAATTGATGTAAACTTAAAACCTCGCGGTAAGCTTATTGTAGTCGGCCGGCCGACTACTCCTGTTAAATCAAGTGAAACTCCAAGTATAGCTTTTGCTGATGTCATTGTATCAGGTACATAACCGATACCAGTCGCAAGTGATACTACACTTGATCTTAACTGGGCAGTACCAAGAAATGATTCGTTTAATGCAAAGTTAGTTGTCAGTCCATTGACATGTGTATTGTATGCAAGAACATCTAGAATATTAGATAAGCCCGATGCTTCAAAATCATAGTCAGCAAATTCAGTTTTATTTTGCAAATGCGTTTTTAGATTTGTTTTTATATTTGAAAAATCTAATGCTGTCGATTTAATTGTTGTTGCCATGTTATCTTAACCTCGCGAGGACGGTAGTAACCGTCACTGTCTCTTGTGTGTTTATTATCCTAAATTCTACTGTGACTTTAATAGAGTTTCTATCAGGAGTTGATACTGCAATTACATTAAGCAACTGGGCTCTTGGTTCAAAAACACCAATAGCATTTTTAACTCTTTCTTCTACATCTTCTTCTGCGTCTTCATCTGCAAGATCAAACAGCAGTTCTCTAAGATTACCACCAAATAAAGGTTGGAATGGTTTTTCAAAATAATTTGTAAGCAGCAGATTTTTAACTGATTGTTTTACTGCTGCAGCATCTGTTTTTTTAAATAATTCACCACTTGGTCTAACAGCAAACGTAAGATCTATATCTGAATATAGCTTAGTACGAGTGCCGATTAAGGTACTTAATCCTAAGTTTCCATCTTCTGCTGCAAGTCTATTAGCCATAGTTTTTCTCTTATACTTTGATCTTATTTATAATAGTTTTTAAGGATTTGATCCAGTTAATGCATTGATAAACCAGCTATCTGATCTCCATGCAACGATTTCACCGTTATATCCACCTTTGCCGTCATGTTTACCTAGCATATCTAAATGCATAGTATTATTACCCATATAATTTTTTGAAATTCCACCAGCTTTTATTCCGGCTTTAACCGCTTCCTTAACAAATTGTGTAAGCTGGATTTGATCTATTGTCTTAGACGAATCTAAAATTCTACCTTTATATGTTACATGTAAATCTGCAGCAAGTCCGCTATCGTGACGCGAAGAACCTATTCTAATACCAGTAATTCCAGGTTGTAAACCGCTTGTGATTGTTACAAAATCCATGCCAGAAGCTTTGACTGCAGAAGATAACGCTGTAATTAATTCATCTTTAACTGGTTTATTGCGTATCTTAGTATTAGAATAATCATATACTACTGTGCCGTCTTTAGTGTTTGCTATTAATGTTATATCTTCGTTAATTAATCCATTGTGCTCAATTAAATCAGTATTGCTTAATATCTGATTGTTGTATCGAGTTTCTAATTTTAGTTTTGCTGCAGACGCTCCTACTATATTATAATCAGCATCAACCTCTGGCATAACAACTATAACTTGAACATTAATTACATCATCGCCGTCTATAGATTTATTTGGTTCTATTTTATCATAGTCAATAATAATTTTATCATAACTAAATAAATTAGTAGCTAGTCTAGTAGCAAAATTAAATATAATTTCTGGTGACATAACATTATTGTCATCATACATCTCATATGCGATTGCTCTACCAGTTTGTGCAAGATAAGGAACAGAGCCCTCAGTTAATGTTTCATCTGCATTTGCCTTATAAACTCCCTCAGCTACTACTAATTGATAATCTTTAAATTGATCACTTGATTTTTTATACTTAATAACTTCGGTTTGTAACAATAATTGCCTTGCTAAACTCTGCCGTTCTTCAATACTAGTTAAATGCCCCAGTGTGGTTCCTATCAAAAATGTAGATAATGGTATACCTACTCCCAATAACGTTTTAGCATTCACTGTATATACTCCCTTTCTAGGATCTAATATCATAGGATCATATTTTTTATCTGGTAAAATAGGTTGAGGTATTGTATTACCCTTAATTAATACAGGATTAGATATTCCGGTTCCTGTATTTTCATATGGAGTGTAATGTATATTGCCATCAAAAGATCTGTTAATGGATGTTGGTATTTTCTTAAGATAATCTTCGGATATTCTATTCTCGGCATATAAAGTATTAATAAATTCGTTATTTGTATTATTTGCAGGATCTTTTAATTTAGCTCTTATTTCTTTTGTAGTGAGTGGTCTTTCGGTAATGCCTCCGGTATTTGGTCCAATATTTATTTTATCTTTTATGTAATCACCTTCATCTATCAATACCTGTTTAATACCATAATTACCTTTGATTAAATATCCACCCATGAGTGCGGCTGTTGCTTG